TCGCCACGTGCAATTCTAAAACGCCAGAATAGCCAACCAAAACCAGCAGGTGCTTCATCAACTGTAGGTGGTGTAAATACGTATGCCATGTTTCTCCTTGTTGGTGGATATAGCCCCGCCCAATATATGACGGGGCTAAATCCTATTTAATTAGGAATTGTGAATGCTTGAAGTTGATTCAATACGAACCAAAGCAGCGTCACGGTAACGTGACCATCCTAATACGCCGTACCATCCGATTGGACGGAAACGCATTAACTTGTCAACAATTGGACCGAAGATTACGTGTGGCTCTTCAGCAACTGCTTCTGCAAGTGCTTGCTTACCAGCAACCATTGTACGGAATACTCGTACACCGCCAGAAGCGTTAACATAAGAAGTAGTACCGAAAGTACCAGTTGCTCCAGATGAGCCAGTACCGTCAGCTGCGTTGAACAAACGTGGTGATTCAACGAACATTGCACCTTCATAAGTTCCAATGGTTCCTGGCCAAAATTCACCAGCACCAGTTTCGGAGTACTTATGGTCATCACGCCATCCGCCTGAGCCAGTCTCAGAACGAAGGTCGTAAGATACTTCTGGGTGAATACCGACCCAGTAATATTCTCCTTGACGAGGTACAGCCTTGTTAGCACGTAGCTTAGCAACTGCGGTACGAATGTCACGTGAGTGAATTGTGTCAGTTCCAAGGATTGATGCTTGAGTTGTACCATTTGTGTAAGTTCCAGCATAGGTTGAAACTTGGCTACCGTTAACTTCAGCGATAGCATTTGGTCCGCCAACAAGGGTCTTTAGTACAGTTGTATCTAAAGAGTCAGCCATGTTGAATGCGATAATGTCTGCAATTGCAGGATCAACATCGGACAATGAGAATAGTTCTAACTTGCGGGTAGCAAGAGAAGCGTTACCATATTCATTTAATGAAACGGTAATTGGTGTGGTGTTACCAAGGGCTACTGCATCTGGATCAACGTCTTCTGACAAAGGACTGGTAACTGGAGATAGGTCTGTGTAAATCTGGAAGACTACAGAAGAACCTGGCATTGCTTGTTGTACTGGACGCTTGTCCGATATATCGCGGATTAGTGGAACAGCACGTAGTGCAAACTCTACATAACGATCATAAGCTGTTTGTACTAAAGAAGTACCTAACGAACCAGATGATGTGTCTGTGTATGCGTTTGACATGTTGTGTCACCTCTTTCTAAGGTTTGTGCTTGATGGATTGGTTGAATTAACCTCGGAAACGTTGATTAGGTAAACCGACAATTGCATTTAATTCTTCAATGCTTTTTGCACCAGCGAGTTTAGATGCTACATCTTGGTCGCGTGATGGTGTACCAGCATTTTGTTCAGACGCATTGATGCGTTGATATGCTCGTTGGTTTGCTACTTGTTCCTCGGTTTGAACAGGCTCAGCTGGCTTAAATCCAAATACATCTGCATTTTCATTTAGCCATGCGTCAATCTGTTCTGGCGTACTTATATCGCCAGGAATAAACTTGGCGACCTTATCAGGTACGCCTTTCGTTGCCAATACTTCCTTAACGCTTCGATTGCGAAGGTCAGATTGAATGCTTGCCAATTGCTCAGCAAGTTCTTTCTTTTCTTTTTCAGCTCGCTTCAATGCTTTGCGCAAATTAGCAGGGCCGTCTTGATTTTCTACTTCGACTTCATCGAAGTCGTCTTCGTCATATTGGTTTGCCATGTGGCACTCCCTTTCTTGTTGATGGATGCGTAAGCCTCAACTTCTCAAAGGGGCGTGAGTTGTTGGCTCTTACTACCAGTCTTAATACGCAAGCAGGATGCTGGTCAGTCCTGTTGGATACTATTAGAGCGAACCGCTAATGTCTTTAGCACCAAGTGAACCAGTTGATGCTCCTGCGGATCCGCTAAACGCATTTGATTGCGCTTCTTGTAAACGTTGTAATTCTGTTTGTGCTTGTCCTGCACTAATGCCACCTACGGTTGTACCAAATGTAGATGCTTGCAAAGCTTGACCCACTTGATTAGGATTTAATATTCCTGCTCCGTATAGATTGGCTACGCCTTGTAGCGCTGGTTGTTGAGTAGCAATTGTTTGGAAGCCAGTTTGCGCTTGGGCTTGTGATACGCCTTGTGCTGCTAATTGCATAGCAGTTAAATCACCTTGTCCTACACCAGTACCTGGGCCGTATGCAATACCTGCACCAGTCTTAACTGCTGCACCAGCAATTTGTGCCGCATTAACTTCTTGGTTAACAGTTGCCGCTGATACAGTTGGGTCTAGCAAATGGCTCATAATTGTAGATTGAGTTAAACCATATTGTGATTGCAATTGGGCAAGAACGTAAGGATCTTCATTTTGAATAACAGTTTGCGCTGCACTTACGCGTTGTTGCATTTCAGCGGTAGATACATCTGCGCCAATCAATTGACCAATATATGAATTATCCATCAATGGGCTGGTACTTGCTACGCCAGAGGCACTAAGTAATTGCTTGTAAGTTTGTTCATATTGAATGTAAGTCGCAGGGTCAAGCGGAGCAAGTCCTTGAGCAATACGTGTTTGGTTGCCTGAAAATCGTGTTTGCCAATCAGCTACAAGATTAGTCGCTGCACTTTGAGCAGCGCCTGATAATCCTAATCCGTTGATTGCGGATTGTGGATTTGGAGAATTAAGAATAGTTGTAATAGTGGTAGCATCTAATCCTGCTTGGAATAATGAAGTTACACCAGCGCCGATATTACCAGTTAAGCCATAAGATGTAAGTAATGAAGTTGCTTCATTCTCAGCATTTTGCATTTGAATCTGTGCTTGGCTTTGCTGACTAGACATGGAAGCGTTAATCATAGCTTGGACTTGAGCAGAATTTAAGCCAGTAGAAGTTGATGAGGCAGTAGATGAAGTTGTAGATGCTGTAGTGGCAGGAGCAGTAGCTGCGGTATAAGTACCATTAACTAGATAATCACCTGTAGCATTTGCAGGTGCGCCAGTTTGAGTTACACCATTTGCAGATGCACCAGTATAATAATTAGCCATAGCAGAATAATCGCTTGCAATATCTGCATTACCTTGATTAACTGCGTCTGTACTTTCTAATGCGTCTCCGCTTATAGATGCTTTAGCCATTATGCTCCCTTAAAGTTAAATGCGCTAAGAAGTTGGTCAACTCCACCCATAATTGTTTGATGAGCATTTTGAGTATTTAACCATTCTGGTCTTGAACGTACTTGCGCTGCAAAGTCATAAGGGTTAGTTGCTGTTTCTCCGTCACCCATCATGGCTTTGCCAATCATTGCACCATAGCCAGTTTGTGAACCAAGGTCAACTGTGCTTGGATCTATTTCTAAAAGATTAGTAAGTGTATTTACATAAGGAGTAGCCAATTGTGCAACGTTGGCACCTGCTGCAATTTGGTCAGCAAATGGCTTGTATAGTTGCATAGCCAATTGTTTTTGTTGCGCTTCAAATGTATTTACATCATAACCTTGTGTACCAGCTGCAATATTTAGAGCATATTGGTTAAGGTTTTGTTGATTGTAATATCCAGATACTCCGTAGTTTTTAGCAGTTTGTGCTAATTGTTGAGCGGTTTGAAATATTGTACCGCCAGCAGCATTTGGATCAATTGCTCCATATTTGGCAAGGCGTTGTTGAACTGCTTGGTCAGAAGCAGTTGGATTTTGTAGCATCCAGTTGACAATGTCTTGACCATTATCAATAGCCTTTTGATCTATATTAGAAGCAGTAGGATTTTCCATTTGGTCAGGGTTAATTTGTTGACCAAGTTGCTGTGGAGTTAGTTTAACGCCAAGTTGATTTGCTAATGTAGCAAGTCTATTTTGTTGTGCATTATACTCGATGTTGTATTGTTTTGGGTCTGAAATGCGTTTAATCTCAGCCGTACCAATATCACCAGGATGTGCTTGCGCCCATTGAGTATTAGTAAACGCTGCATTCCATTGGTCTTTAGACCAATTGTTTGAAATTGCTTGTGAAAGTAAGTCACTTAATTCTGGAACTGATTGAATAAAGCGGGCTTGTTCGGCATAATTTGCAAGAAATGCTGCTTTAACTTGAGCATCCGTTTGCACTTTACCTTGGTTGTAAAACTTGCCGTTATATTCGCCAGTATATTCTGTACCGTTTAAGGTTAAATTATTTTTAGTTAACTTATATCCGCTATTATTTGTAGTGGGATTTGAAGGCTCAGGCTCTGTAGTAGCAGGTGGAGCTGTAATTTTTGAGGCTTGTGCTTCAGCTTCTTTTACCACTGCTTCTTCTTTAGCGACTTGTTCCTCTAAAGCTTTTCCAGAAAGTTTTGAGTTAACTGAAGGTTTGGTAGTATCTGCCATATTATTCCACCTTCATATTTTGTAGAGCTTGAGTCATTCCATCAAAGTATTGAGTTGCTGCTCGATAAGATTTAGCATCGGCAGTACCTTCAATAAGATTTGTTAAAAAAGCATTTGGGTCAACGCCAGCAGTAACCTGTTCACCGCTTACTAAGTTACGCTTACCAGATGCACCATATGTAGTAAGTCCACTATAAGTTCCAACATTGGAACTTTCGGCTGCTAATAATTCAGCGCCGTATTGTTGAATTTCTTGAGCAGTAGCATTGCGTCCAACTAATTGTTGCATAAGTCCATTTACCATTGCAGCAATATCTGGTTGAGATGTTTGAGTAAGATAAGTTGTTTTGGTAGTTGTAGGATTATACAATGGACTACCAATACCGTTTATTCCATTAAGAGTTTGAATATATTGGCTTTGACTTGTTGGTGTTGATGGTGTGGCGCTAGGTGGTGGTGTTGTGGCAGCCATTATTTAACCCTTCTAAATACGCTATTAACTACGCTTGTAAGGCTTGGATCTTGAGCAACTGTTTGATCCATGAATGTGTACCAAGCATCTTGAGCCATTCCATATTGTGGCGTATGTTGGCCATTTGGTAAAGTATTTGCAAGTAACATTTTATGATAAATGTCATATTCAGCAAGCAAACCTTGAATCTTTTGACCTATTACAGATTTGCCAAGTAAACCATTTTGATTCATTTTTTGAAATTCGCTTACTGCATTTTGAGCATGATCTAAATTACTTGGATTTGTATAATCTGCATACCATATTGGATTGCTTGTGCCATAATCAGCAGTTAAAATTTTCCATGCTTGGCTTGCTTGATATTCCATATAACGATTATTTTGGCTACGGGCTTGATTCATAACGTTTTGATAATCTTTATAGTCTTGACCTAAATCAGTCCATCCTTTTTGAATATAAATGTTATTCAAGAATGCCTGTGGTGTAACCTTGGATCTAAAGCCTTTAGCAACTAAATCAGTTTCTAATTTCAAAGCATCTGGGCTTGAAGTATTGCTATAAGGAATTAGATAAGGCGCTGCATTGGAGTAAGCAGGATTGTTAAGCAATGATTGATTATTGTTAATAAAGTTCATTGCTTGGTCTGTTAATGCTACAGTAGCTCCACCTGATTCAGATTCAGTACGTGCTACTGTATAAGATATAGCACCATTTCCATGCTCTGCTAAGAACTTATCTAACGCATCTGGCAAAGTATAATTTACGCCAGTTGCAGGGTTTTTAGTCTTGAGTAGGTTTAGATACTCAGAGCGTAAAGTCTGCAAATTCTTGTCATAATAGTCATTGCTTACAGTTGGAGCAAGTGGCAAGAAGAAAGATAATATACCTTTGATGATAAGGTTTGACTTGGCATTATTTTCAATCCTGTCAAGAATTGCTTGTTGTTGATAAGGAGCAAGGCTGGCATAATTATCAGGCAAATCGCCATGATAATAAGCCGCTGCAATTGCTGACAGTTTTGAATTGTAAACCGCTGATTCACGATCATCCATGTTCATGGAGTTGAAAAAGTCTCTCATGGCTGAGTTAGGCATAAGAGTATCAATCCAGTTTTGAGATGTGTAACCATTTAACCCAGAGTTAATAACATTGCTAGTCCAAGGAAACATTTTAGAAACTTCACTTAAACCAAGGTTTACAAATGGGCCGACTCCTGGCATTTTCATTTCAGGAAGTACAGTCAACAATGATGAAGTGTTACCAGTAATAGATTCTGGCAAACCAGTAAATTGCTTCATGCCAAGTGCGTTTAAGCCACGTGCTACAGCATTGCCAAACTCACCTAAGCCTGGATAAACAATATACTTTTGTCCATCTGCATCTGTATGCACAAATCCTGGGTTATTTAATCCTTGTTGAATAATCTGAAAATCTCTAAATGCTTGTGGGTTTGACATAATCAAACGACCAACACGACGCATCGCTTGTTCTTGGGCAAAATAAAAAGGAAGTAAGTTACGGTGTATTACAGCAAACTGACTACGAATAGCAGGGCTGTGGATTGCTGGAACCATATCTCTTGTAGCTTGGGTAGCAGATAATCTTGCAGCACCATCTTTGTCAAGTAAGCCCATATCAACCAAAGGTTGATTTGCTACACGACGACGAGTATAAAAGTCTGTAAATAGCGGATGGCGAGATACATAGTTAATAACTGGAGTAACAAATGTACGGTAGCCAACATTCTCAGCACGACGCAAAGCATCAGATAAAGTAGGTTGAACTTGATGGCCAAGTACCTTGATAGGCAATTGCTCATTAGGAATTGATTTTAAGTCTTTAGCGGTTAATGGCTCATTATCCATAATGGACTTAATAATGTCTTCATTAACCACATTACCTTGACCATGTACTAAGCCTTGCAGATAATCTACTTGCGCTTTAGCAAATGATTCTGGCACAGCCTTTTTATAGCCATCCATTGAATCACGATATTCTTTATAGACGTTTGGGTTTTTCAAACGTGCTACTTGCTTATCAACTAAAGATGCAAACTTTTCATCTTCTGACATTGCTCGCCATTGTGGGTTGCGATTCATTATGTAATAATCTTTAGCAATATCTCGTTGTGCTAAATCGTTACGAGCCATGCTAATATTCTTAGCCCAATAGCGGTAGTAGTTAGGATCATCAGCTGTTAAGCCAGCCATTTCCATTTTAGCAACATTGCCATGACCATGAACTTTGGCAAAAATATCAAACTTTGAATCAGCGTCTAGATCAGATGCTAACTCATGTCCACCATCAATACCAGTTGGCAAATGAGATGAAGTGCCAAATAGGTTGTGAAATTCATCCATATATTTAATTTTATCTCGGATGAAATAAGGAACAAGATTAGATTTTAAGAATTTATTAGCAGCCCAACCAAATGGCATAAAGCGGTTACGAGCATCAATTGTTGAATTGATTGCATTGTTCCAAGATTGCTTAGAACCAATTGCTTGATTGGCTTTATTAAATGCTGCTTTAATACCAGTTTCCTTGGCATGAAGTTCATCAGTAATTTCAGTATTTGTTACTTTTTGTGGTACGCCAGTTGCTTGCTCTTTTTCAATAGCATCTAAATCTGTTTCAGATAAACCTTGAGCAATAGCATCTTTATGTGCCTGTTGATAATCTTTTGACATTTTGCTTAATGTTCCAGAAAGAACATTATTAAGATAATCAGGTAAACCCTTACGCATTACTTGATGTAGCGCCTCACCAGCAGATACGCGCAGACCAAAACCGCCAGATAAAAGAGTCAATGGCGCAAAGATACGATTTGTAAAGTTGGTGAAAAAATCGTCCGCTTTGTTGTATAAAGCTCCATAAGCGCGTGATTCACGTAGCCCTTGACGCAATTCATGCAAATCATACATTTTGCCTTTGAAGCGTTGATCTTGAACAATAGCCATAGGCTTTGTTTCTCCACCATATTCAGGCAGCAAATCTACATGGCCACCAGTCTGACCTTTATTTACAAGGTAGGTAGCATTTGAAATACCATTACCACCAACTGCATCATCAATTTGACCAAAGATTTTATTTGCTTGTTGGTCAGCAATTCCGTAGTTTTTAGCAACTTCTTTCCACAAAGCGCGAGTCTTTGATAAACGAGCTTCTTCATCAGTAGCAGTTAAAATATCAGATGCACGTTCTAGTGCAACTCGGTGTGGCATTGCAAGATAGGCAATGTCGTACAAAGTTTGACCTGCATTTGGGTCTGAAAAATCAATCTCTCTGCTAGATAAAGCATTATCATCTTTGATAAAAGATAATGGACGACGACCTGTAAAGGTACGTACTTTACCAGCAAGTGCATTCATAACAGCTTCTTTGCTTGGGCTTGCCCAAACAGGCTTGTTAATTTTATATAATGGCTCACCATTTGAGCCAAGACGTTGATTAAATAAAGGCTCATTATTTTCACCAACTGCTTGTGTACCATCTTCATTTAGAACTGGGTCTAAAATAGGTGAACGTTTTGGTAATAAAAAGTTTTGTTGGTCATTAAGCGTAGTACCCTGTACGCTATTTTTTATACGATCAACGCCAATTTTTTCGCTTAATACTTTACCAAATGTTTTGGTAGGTAAGCGCAATTCTGCCAATGGACTTTTAGCATCATCTGCTAATTCACTTGAATAAATTGCTTGACGAAATACTTGTTTAACTTGATCAGCATCATCTGCTTTTGCTAAAGCATTAGTTAAGTTTCTTGACCAACCTAAACGTGCGCCATAGGTATTAGTAATTTCAACAGGATTTTTCATCGACGCAATATCATCAATTGCTCTGTTTAATGATGCACCGCCAACGCGATTAGCTATTGCAGCATCAAATTGATCTACACTTGCAATCTTGTTAGAATTTTCTAAAAAGAATTGTTGCAAACCAGGTCGAGATGATGCTAAAGGCAATGTTGCTTGAGCAACAGGTTTGCCTGAACCGTCAAGGATAGTGTCTCCTGTTTTATCTTTAGCCTCTGCGATATAATCACCATTACGCATACCAGCTTTTACCTTGCCAAGGTTTGCCAATGGGTCTGCTTCAAAGTCAAATGAAGCATCTGCAATACCTGAAACAATTTGGCCAACGCCAGTATTGGTATTTGCTAAAGTTCCAAAGCCAGGCACATTAGATAGACCATGTGCTAAATCTCTACCAAATGAAACTTGATAATTTGGGTCATTAGACTTATTGAAAGAATCTTTATATGATGGAACTACACGGCCAAGAATGTTACGTTCAGCCGATGCTGCAAGACCAGCGCCAAGTGCAATTCCTTCTGGTCCAGCAAATGAACCAATAAAACCACCAGCAATTACGCCAAGTGTACCTAAAATACCAGCAGCAATTCCATGATCTGCATAAAGGCTATGAATAAATTTATAGTCTTTTTGTACTTCTTGTAATGGCTTACCAGCCCAATTCATTGCTGTGGCAGTTGCTTTACCAACTACTGGAACGTCAGATATACCTTTAGCAATATCACCAGGTACGCGGGCAGCAACACCCATTATTCCATTTTGCGCTTGTGGCGCAACTGGAGTATTTGATTCTGTAGATGTTGATGTAATAGGTAAATTTACTGTTGGTGAAATATTAGTATTTGACATTCATTAACCCGTCTCTAACGGTACGCAATGTAGCGTTTACTACGTCAGGTGCGTTTTTTAGAGTATTAGCAACCCAAAGATTTGAATTATACATTTGTTGATGTTTGTCTATGGCTTGTGCCATATCAGAAATATTAGATGTAGCAGCAATAATGTTTGCTGTATTTATGTCTCCTGATTGAATAGCGTCTGCTGCCAATTGAGGATTATGATTAACAAAATCTTGATTGTTTTGTACAAATATATTTGCCATGTCAATATTAGGACTTTGTGGCATCGGTTGAGCCATTGACATTTATCGTCCTAACGTTGCTGCAAGTTTTTGTAATACTGGGGAAGCATCAGGACGAGATGCTAATGTTTGTACTAACTGCTTTGCAGATTGTCCTTGTTGTGCTGCAACTCCTTGTGGCATACCAAGAATGCTTGGTCCCATACCTGGTCCATTAGTTAAACCAGTTGTAACTGGTTCATTAGGACGTTGTGTTGGTGCATTTAATGGAGTTAATGCTTGAGCAGGTGCGCTTTGTGCTGGTGCTGAAGCTGCTTGATTAACTGCTGTAGCAGATACAGGTTTTGCAGATGGTGTTGCAGCCATTGGTGCAGATGCTTGTAGATCTGCTAACTCTTGGCCATCACCATAATTTGGCATACCTGAAATGTAACGTTGTGCTTGCTTTGATGCTGGTCCACCGTCTGTTCTTCGGCTCATAGCCCCAGGGCCTGATACTAATGCTGGCTTTGCTGCCTGTGGCATTTTCAGTTACCTCTTTTCTTATTCGACGATTGAATCTGCATGAACAAGGCGGCTTTCACCGCCTTGCCACAACTATTTTATTACTTGCTGCTCATTGGCTTGCCAGCGGTGCTTCCAACGCCTTTTGTGCCAGATGGTTGCTTGCTATAAAGAATATTTGACGCACCAGGCTTAGTTGCACCAGACTTAGATTGAATCTTAGTCTTTTGAGTTACTGCATCAGATGAACTATGTCCACCTTGCAGCTTTGGTGAAGGTACCTTGGTAGTCAATGATGCTTTCATTGTTCCTGCCATTTTGTCTCCTATAGGTTTGGTTAGGTCAACCAGTAACGTTATGCTGGTTGCCTTCTAGCCACATTAGCGGATAAATTCGCTTGGCCAGAAGATGATAGTCCAGCAAGCAGATTCTGTAGCGATGATCCGCCACCTTGCTGTGGTGCTGGTGCCATTGGGCCTCCAGCAGGAGCCATCTGTCCTGGGGCCTGTGCCTCACCAGGGGCTGCAACTGCTGGAGAAACTTGTGATGCAAAAGCATTTGCTACTGCTTCTTCAATCTCAGCACCGCCTTGACGGTCTTTGATTGCTTGTGCTAATGCGTTAATAACTCTAGTTGGGTCTTGACCTTGAGCCGCAAGAGTTGGTAATGCTTGTGCATAACTAGCTGTTGCTTGCAATAGTGCTTCACGAAGTTCCTCAACTTCAATTCTTTGTTCTTCAAATGTAATGTTCATTTCCCAAGGCATTTGACGACGTAGATAATCACGTGAGATTAGTTTATCTCCACGTGCTTGCAATCCAAATACCAATGCTCGGTTTGGATCAAGTCCTGCCATCATACCGTAGGTAACATCACACCAATAATCACCGTTAATATCTTTGCTTGGTGAGTATGTAATTTCATAAGGTGCACCAGCGTTTACGCCACGAACTTCTTTAGTTACATCTGGCCATAGTGTTTCATCCATCTTAAAGCAGATACGCATTAAGTGACGGAATGATTCAGCAAATACTGCTTGCGCTGTTTTAACTTGAGTATCAAATCCACCCATTAATGCTTCAACGCCACGACCTGTAACAATAGAACCTGACTGTGCGCCTAAGCGACCTTGTGGGTAGCGTGAACCAACCATAAGTTCTGATTCAAGTTCTTGATTCTCTTGAAAAATTCCATTAGGAATATCAAGACCAATGCGACGAATCTTTTCAGGATTAGATGAACGAATAGTTGCATCTGGTCCAATTTCAAGTACGTTAACATCTGCTGGTAATGCAAATGGTGCTTGAACAGATTTTTGTGCAGCTTCTAATTGTAAAGCCATCATACGTGAGCGAGCAACTTGTACCCACATAATATCATCAAATTGTCCACGTGGATTTTCGTCTGAATCTAATCCAGGACGAGTAGCAATAACTACAGGTAGTTCATCAAGTGGATTTTGTGTACGCTCTAGGATTAAATTCTGACGCTCTGGGACAAATAGAATAATATCATCTTTGTCTTGGTAGCGGAACATCTCAAGCATACGCTCTGAGTTGCGACTTTCATAAGGTCCACGAAGGACTGCTTCATGCTCAGGAAATTCATTACATAATTCACGTACAGTTTTTTGGTAACGCTTAATGTAAGAAAGTAATTTACCAAATCTATCAAACTCTGGGTAAGTTCCAATTGCATTATCAATGCGAATCATTGGTCGCTTATTTTCAAAGTCTGGTTCTACAACAAATGACAGCATTCCATAAGTTACATAAATATCAGCACCACGATACATAAGAGTTTGTAGGTTACAAGAATCTCTGTATCCTGCTGCAATCATTGTACGCTTGTCAGCGCGCTTGCGCGCACGATCTGATACAACATCAGTTGTGTCGCAGTTAAATGCTGGTAGTGGAGCAATAACTTCTGCTACATCTCTTGCTGCAATATCAATAAAGTTTGCAGCCATAGACTTAGGATAGTCTTCAGAGAATTGCTGTGGAAAGACTTGTTGAATATCCCCTTGGCGAATAGCCAATAGGTCCATCCAGCGAGCATCTCGCTTGTGGTACCTATCTCTGAGTTTGCGTACCTTGACGCTTAACTCATCAATATCTATTGCCATAGAATGTCCCTCCGTTGGCGGCTAACTTCTTTTGAAGTTCTTGATATTCTTCAATGTTAATAACTTTACGCTTTGACATTTGCCCGCGTGTAGCAAATGGGTTGCGTATAAATCCTGTACCATATGAACCTAGTTGGTTGATGTAATCTCTCATTTGAGTTTCAGCAAACCACAAAGCCATAGGACCGTCTTGCTTGTTCTTAGTTCCAGCTGACCAAGTAATCAATTGCTCAATCAAAGCCTTGATATGTTCATTGTCAGCGTGTGGTAATTCAATCAAGTTTGTATCTCGAATGAATTTATTATCTTTGCTTATGCCAAACAAAGGAGCCATAGATGCTACACCAAACTCAGCATCCATTTTGTTCTTACCTGTGTAATGCTCGATAAGTCTAATACCGCGAGATGACAAGTAATTTCTAACTTCAGTATCTTGGGTTAAGAACAACTGAAAAGCATTCTTTTCAATAACCCATGCTTGTGGATTATATTTCTCAGTCCAAGCGAAAATCAATTCACGAATCTGTTGTGGTGTAGGTGCTGGCATCCTAGATGCTTCAAGCACATAACGCTTTTGATTTGACCTATCACCTGAGTAGGCAATTGAGAAAGTATCTCCAGACATGGCTGGGTCCATAGAACAAATTATGAATTGGCTTTGTAAACTTTCAGGATGTCCAGGGGCGCCTGGGATAAGTGGACCAGGTTTACGCATTCCACTTACTGAGCCTCGTACACACTCAGCAGGAAAGACAGCAGTTGAATCTACGTCTTGTTGCTGATAGACCATCGCCCATGTCTTAGGATCTAAAACACCGCGTCTTCGTCTTAAGTGGTAACCGTCCCAGCGTGGATACAATCCATTCTCATCGGGTGGTGTTGGGTCGCCATCCCAAGGCTTATCAGACTTGGGCCATAATGTAACCCAGTCTTTTGGATCATCCTTAAACTCTAATACAGCTGGCATAGCCAGATATGTCCAAGGGGATTTGCCATCTGGGTAACGCTCAGGGTTACGCAGTTCCTTGTACATGTCAATTGCATCTACACGTGTACCTACAACTAGAATCTTTCCAGTTGGGCCAACACGTGTCAAAACTTCCTGTTGAATCCAGCGGATTTGCTTTTCATACTCAGCGACGTTGGTCAAAGTAACGCAGTCATCCAAGATGATAATATCTGCACGTGCGCCGTAAATCTGTCCACCAATACCAAGTGCCTGTAAGGTTGGGTCTTTTTCACCTGAGTCACGGTCTAGGTAAATAGCATCTTGTGTCCACTTATCAGCGGTGGCTCTGTAGCCTTCAACTGGAGCGTAAGCTCTTTGAAGTTCTGCCCAACTGGGATTGGTCAATCTTTGCTTAACAGCGTAAAGAAAATCCTTGGCCATCTGTTGGGTCTTAGATACAACCTTGATACGGATGTTCGGATTTGTGGCAATCATCTTTGTCACATAGTTGATAGTTACCACCATTGACTTAGCGTGCTCAGGTGGCACATTACACATAATGTAATTTGGGTACCCAGGCTCATAAGTCATAGAGCCATGTATCCATCCAGGCTCACGACCTTCTAACAAATCTATAATATTTCGGCTATGAGCAAAAACTTTAGATTTAAGGAATTTCTCAGAAAATTCTTCAAAGCCGATATTGGCATCTTCATCGCTTACTACACCTTGGCGCTTATTGATGGTCTTGGCCAGATCAATAGCTTCTTTGAACTGTGGGTCAGAAGAGCGATAATACTCATAAGACTTTACTGACTTACCAACAGCGCGACATGCATCAGCAATAGTAACGCCGTCTTGAATCAGCGCGAGCAGACGGCGTTTAGCCTCTGGCGCGGGAAGGCTTGCGCCTTCGGCCAATTTGTAAGAATTGGATTTATTACTCAAAATTAACTTCCCTCTATAAGCAATGCCCCAAAATTGCGCCTAGGGGCATTGCTATGGTTATTCGGGGCATTGCCCCCTAAAGGGCAAGCCCCTCATTTCAAGTGGGAAGCAAGCCCTCTAAAGGCTTGCTGACCCTTACCGTCGCTGCCCTTAAAGGCAGCTCCTACCATAGTTCGTCTCACTTGCCATCGTTCGCTTGAGGCTCACTCTGTCGTGAGCCGAACGGGAAGTGGGGTTTTGAAAAACCCCCCATATATACTAAGGCGGGATAAAACGGGTTTATCCCTACCTAAGGTGTGTGATATTCGTCACACGCTCTAAAAGCAGTATTTTATACTGGTTATAGCGCAAAAATATTTTTACAAATGGTCCATATATTGAGACGGCGTCTTACAATATGAGACGGATCTAGCTGATGCGCGGCCTATATTTAGAAAAAATTTATGGGGTGATAGTAAATAGTAGTCACCCGCTATATTAAAACCCACGGGTTGAATTTGGACAATTCGCACCGATTTTGTTTAGTTTTGCCCTACCGACCCGATAGGCGAGATAATCCGTAAGCGTTGGAATTGCTTATCGAAAGAGGGTCATAATCTATTCTTTATTGGTAGTTACGACACGATAATCGGTGGTAAACGGGTGTTTAATCGGCGTTTATGGTGTTGAGTGATAGAGCGGTGGAGACTGTCCATACCGCTATTAGAGCCACCAATAGCCACTAAATCACCACCAATCACCACCAATCGCTACCAATTGCCTACCAATTAACCCTTGCAGCTACCCTGCGACACGCCAAAATATCTTAAAAAATAACTTGCAATTGTTGAAAATAGAGACTATCTTTTACCTATTGGGCGATGGTCGCTCGATAGAATAGGACAAAAAAATGGCTCTAATGTGCGAAAATTGCAAGTGTACCGTAGGTTTAGACGGTCAATGTTTTAATTGCAACGAGGAAACTCTGTACCATATGTGCGGAAACTGTGGAGATGAATTTACCCCTGAACAAGGAATAATCTCTCAAGACAGCGAAACTCACACCTCGTTTACTTGTTTTGATTGTTCAATTTTGAGCTATGACAGTACTTATTCTCTGGAGAAAAACCTCAAAATTCTAAAAGACTTTATCAACTACTCCAGAAGTGAAGGAATAGCCATAAATGAGGAATACACGACTAATTTATTTAATGCTTACACTAAGCGCATTAAAACACTAAAGGAAAGGAACTAAACTAATGGAAACACTAACGAAAGCGGAAAAATCTATCTTTATCGAGGGTAGATTATGGTTCGACAAAACCTATGGAAACACTTATTTCGCTAATCGCGTATGGGTAGATGGGAAAATAGCGTTTATTATGCCTATGGAATATGGCTATGAGGAGCAATACGCTCACCGCGCTATGCAAGAATTACACTCACGCGGATATTTTGGTGATGTTGCCAAATGTCCTTCAATATGGGAGGCAAGAGATGAAATGGGAATTAACCTCTATAAAGTCTCCCAATATGGCAAGAAGAGCGAATTATTCAAATGAGTAACCGCCGAAAGTTTCGCCTATTTCGCACTATCCTAGCCCTGCTGATAGGGCTAGGAATATGGTTTTATTCAACGCACCACGCAGTTAAGGTCTGCACCTATAAAAACCCTGAATTTTACAATCAAAATTATTGCGAGTTTATCTGGAGAGGAAATAAATAAATGGATCAAAATAAGGTCAATTACTACACCACTTGCGAGAATTGTGAGGCTGAAATTACTAGCGCGATTTTCGATGAGGCATGGAATAAGATAAATTGGAAATGCTCAAATTGTGGCGATGAGGGCGGACTATTAGAGTGGATTATTAACTGCGAGAATTGCGGGAGATATATCTCTCAAGTGGACGAGTGTAACTGCGAGGATTAAAACTCACGCGCTAGCCCGTTAATGACGGCATAGGCTCACGACCTACTAGCGCACTATCTCACTAAAGTAGTGGGATTATCTAGGAAAGAGGAATAAATGACTATCACACGACACGCTACGGATGGATTTAGCATATCCACCATATATAAGGGCTACAGAGTGGAGCAGCGGTATATCGGCTACACACTAAGAGAGGCTAAAGCTAAATTTAGAGAGTATCTCAAAACTCTTTAATATTGGATAGTGGCTCACCGGCTAAGCGGCCGGTGAACTGCTACCTAGTATTAAACTAGGCATTACCGACCATATAGGCGTAATGAATTGGAAAGGAAAGTAAGAAAATGGAACTAATAGATAAATGGGATATAGAACTATCCACAGATTGCACCTGTAGATATTGTGAAACTTGCGGAATTGTTACAGATGTAACTATCTGTGAGGAGTGTAAACAACCTACTCGTGAAGTGGAATACTGCGATGGATTTTGCTATGAGTACAAACTGGAAGGAATAGATGAACTAATGGAAGAATACTCACGCCTTAACGGACATGAGTATATGCGCGTGAACGGTTCACGCATGGGCTGGATGAACTTAGAGGGTAGTACGGACATTATCCCCGCAACGGGTGAACAATTGCGCAAGGTGTTGAGCATTAACGGTTCATACACGCTAAAAATTACAAAAGATGAGAATAACCTAATAAGCATAACACGATATAGCCATGATGAGCCAATGGGCGCAACTTTTACAGTTTCACCAGCAGATTATGACGAGGAGGTGGCATAAATGAGCAAGTTAGATAAATGGGTACAAGATAAGCAAAATAACGGTGATGACGGGTCAGGGTTTAATGATTTTAACCCTAATCTATGCCCATGCGGTGAGGTTAATTGTGAAATTGGAGCTGGCATATGCCACTCTTGCTTATATGAAATTGAATTTTGCGATTGCGAGGGGGTGAACTAATGAACCTAGCAGCAACTAACCCGTGGGAACTAATCGCCGACCTTATCCACGATTTTAACGAGGATAATAACTTAGAGCATAACTGCAAGCCTGAAATTGACGATTTAGTAAAAGCAAAAGATGAGGAATAGACACGCCTATATATATCTCCCAAAAGCGCAGGAGTGGCTAGTCATCTGCCACTCTTGCAGCTGGCGAGAATATGTCCCCACGCTCAAAATAGCCCGCAAGAATAGGCTCCACCACTCTAGGAATAACTGCTTAAACGGGTGGTAATACCGACCCGCTAGGCGACCTACGCCTGCGGGAGAATTTTTGAATAATCTACCCGCCATTATCGGTCTATAAACTTGCAATACCGATCAAATAGGCGTAATGTAATAGCAACACCAACTAGGAAAGGAAAATAATGCTTAAAGTTACTGATATTCTTATAGAGGATATAACTCCAGCTCTTGAGAAGTTAATCGAAAAGGCTTGGACAATTGGCTATGAACAAGGCCGCAAAGATGTTATTACAGGAGATGTGCCACAATGGTTAGAAAATTAGATTATACGCCACCCTGTGCTATGACCGACCCTGAAATATTCTTTCCCACTATTGAAAAAGGTCAAGCAACACTTAGCAATGATATTAAAGCCAACACGGTTTTAGCGCTGCGCTTGTGTAGCTCCTGTGAGATACGCCAAGAATGCTTGGAATATGCCATGACCTGCCGAGAGACTATTATGTATGGCATATATGGCGGAACTTTAGAAGGCGAAAGACAAGAGGTAGCTGGCTATATCGGTAAGCGCCTAAACCTAAGCAAAACACTTAGAGCCTACGCAAATGCTCATAATGTCCCCACTTATGAAATTCCCGCCCCACCAAAGGAGATTTACTCATGTATCACAAAAAGCGACTTTACTCCACAGGAATAATCTATCTAATAGGCGTACTGACGGGGCTAGCAATAGCCCCTCATACGCATTTAGAGCCTCATAAAGCCACTATCAAGGTGGCTCCGACCTATTCCATTACCCAGCTCAAAGACTACGCTCAAAAGACTTATGGCAAAAGTGATATAAAGTTTGAGTGTCTTGATTTATTATGGACTATGGAGAGTGATTGGAACTATAAATCACTTGGCTATGCCACAAGCAAGGGCAGAGCTTTAGGAATAGCGCAAGCCCTCCCCGCTAGTCGTATGGGGAGCGTGTCAAAGAACTACAAAACTGATCCACTAACCCAAATCAAATGGGGTTTAGGATATATCAAAATGCGCTATAATAATGACTCATGCCGCGCCTTGCGACATGAATTTAATTATGGGTGGTACTAAAATGAAGCCAACAATATTTGTAGCGATACTAGCCAAGCAAAAAGCTCCAATGTTACCTGCTTGGCTTGAAAGTTTATCCAAATGGGATTATCCAAAAGAACAAATAACTCTATATATACGCAGTAACAACAACACTGATGAAACTAGCGATATATTAAAGCAATGGGCTAATGAACATAGGCAAGAATATGCCTTGGTAATTGAGGATTATTCTGACCTAGATATTAACCTAGAGCAATATAAAGTCCATGAGTGGAATGCCACAAGGTTCAAAGCATTAGGTGCTATACGCGAAAAAAGTGTACGCATGGCGCAGCAACAAATGGCAGATTTTTATTTTGTGATAGATGTGGATAATTTCATTAAACCTGATACGCTCACAAAGCTAGTTGAATTAAACCTACCAGCGGTGGCCCCGTTATTAAGGTGCGTTGATGATGAGCAACCAGCTTATTCAAACTACCATTTACTTGCTAATGTAAATGGATATTACCTAGATGATATGAGATATTACCAGGTAGTGCGCCAAGAGATAAAAGGTTTGATCTTGTGCGATGTAATCCACTGTACTTATTTACTACGCAATGATATTCTAAAGCATGTACGCTATTTAGATGGAACAGATGATTATGAATATGTAATTTTTTCAAGAGTATTAAGGGCTAAAAAAATACCGCAATATCTTGATAATCGTGAAATTTATGGTCATCTTTCACTTAGGGAACGTACAAATGAACTTGTAAAAGCGATGAAAGGAATAACAAATGGACAATAAATACAGCATATATATAGATAGACAAGATTGGACACACGAAATTCACTTTGATAAGTCTGACTTTGGTGATTATTATATCTACTGCAAACAAGATGATTGCAAGATTAGGCAAATGATTGACGCTCTAGCTCCTAAAGATTGGTTATGGGATTTAATCCTAGATGAGTCAGGTGATGATGAGTCAGGATTTTTTGAAGGCACATTTATTTTTGGCTGCGATGGCATTATCTTTGAAAGGGCATAACAATGGCAGGTAAACCAACTGAGATTAAAAGACTAGCCGCTATATTAGAAGGCGATTATGAGTCAGCAACTGACTGCGCTAAGGATCTATTCAAGGCAGTAGAGGAAATGCTTTGGACCCGTGAACATTATATTGTAATTATCCAACGCTTTGATAATTCAACCAAACAGACTGCTCTATTGCAGTCTTTTGGCCCATATCCAACTTACGATAAAGCTCGCAAAGAAGGTGAGAAAAAAGTATTTGGTATTGGCGGTGATATTACTACTCAATGGCGTGTCGCTCTATTGAAGCACCCCGATACTGTATAATTGCGCTTGAAGGTTCTTTGTCCTTTCCTTCCGCGTATGCTGGTCTTATACTTTCCGCCAGCAAACAAAAGACCCGCTAGATAAATCTCTAGCGGGTTTTTTGCTGTTAGTGCTTCCCCACACCAACAATCAACTAGTTTATTCCCCTATCCACCAGTTGAATAAAAGCCACTAGAATTAAATCTAATGGGCAAACCTGTATAAACACGACGAGCAAACTGTCCACAATGGAACGGGATATTCTCCTCATCGTGCACCGATCTAGTTACTGCAATAGACTCATTACATATATCGCAAATATATTCATAGGTAGGCATTTATCAAAACAAGCCTTTCTCTATCTCAAATGCTTTTTCAAGTATAATTTTTTCATCAGTTACAGAATAAACACCTATAAAAAATTCACTAGGAGAAAACAATATGCGTATATCAAAGGTTTTTTCATTGTAAGTTATTGAGTCTCTAAACATTTTGCTTGATTTTTTAGGTTCGCCATCAAAACCCGTTACAGGCACTTCTCCTTCTATCATTTCAACGCCTTCTCTATGGCTTTAATAGTGCGGCAAGGGTATAAAGTATTTGTCCATTCCCAACCGCCACCATCATCTTCTAAGCAGACGTTGCACCACTCACGGACTTGCTTGTGCAAGTCAACTACTGCTTTTAATGCCTCTACCGCTTGTATAGGAGTAAAGTCTGGGCGAATATGTGGTTCATCAAATACCTTGTTAATCTTTTCTAACAGTTCATCGTGTGTCATTTTCAGCCTTTAATTTATCATAATTTTGCTTTAATTCATTATATTTTTCTTTTAATTCTTGATGTTGATTTAGGAGGAATTGATAAGCACTTTTCCAACCGCCTAAAATATCAACCATAAAGTCATACTCTCGGATTAAACCTTTGCTAAATTCTCCCTCGCCATAAAGGTAGCGATAAAGTTGTTTATATGACGGCTTCTTTTTCTTTTTCATAATAATTGCTCCTTAATAGCCCTAATAGTGTCGCAAGGGTAAATATCTCCATCAATAGGACACGCTTCTACTACACTCCATAATCCGTAAGGAATTTCAGGCTTATGCAATTCAATTATTGCACGAAGGGCAGCCACCATTGAATCTGCCCAATGGTGAGGGATATTAAGTTTTTCATCTAACTTTGCCAGCAATTCATCATGCGTCATTGCCTTCAACCTTTGGTTCAGGCTTATCGCCAACAACTGCTTCAGTAGTGATAAATAACGCTGCAATAGAAGCAGCATTTTGTAGCGCACTACGAGTAACCTTAACTGGGTCTATAATCCCAGCTTCAATCATCTCCACATATTCACCTGTTGCTGCATTAAGACCAAAGCCAGCAGGAGAATTAGCCACCTTCTCTACTACCACACCACCCTCTAAACCAGCGTTGATAGCGATTTGTGCAAGTGGAGCCTTAACTCCAACTTCTACAATCTTAGCACCAGTAGCTTCATCGCCTTCAAGTGAGATATTCTCAAAGGCAACCTTAGCCGCTTGGATCAAAGCAACCCCACCACCAGCGACAATGCCTTCCTCGGTAGCCGCCTTAGCATTGCGTACTGCATCCTCAATGCGGTGCTTACGCTCACGCATCTCTACTTCAGTAGCAGCACCAACTCTAATTACTGCCACACCGCCAGCTAGTTTTGCTAAACGCTCTTGTAGTTTTTCTTTTTCATATTCAGATTCAACTGAGCCAATCTCACTACGGATTTGGGCTACACGATTTGCAATAACATCCTCATCGCCAGCACCATCCACGATAGTAGTTTCATCTTTAGTAACTACAACCTTGCGAGCAGTACCCAAATCAGATAATTCTGTTTCCTCTAGTTTCAACCCAAGGTCAGAAGTAATTACAGTAGCGCCAGTTAAGATAGCAATATCTTGGAGCATAGCCTTGCGACGCTCGCCAAATCCAGGAGCTTTAACTGCCACAACTCTGATAGTGCCGCGTAGTTTATTAACCACTAGAGTAGTTAGCGCATCTCCTTCTACATCCTCAGCCAAGATAAACAATGGCTTTGGAGCCTGCATAATCTTTTCAATTAGTGGTAGCAACTCGTTGATATTAGCAATGCGACCATCAAAAATTAAAACATAACTATCTTGTAAGACTGCTTCTTGTCTATCAGGATCAGTAACAAAGTGTGGTGAGATATAGCCACGATCAAAGCGCATACCTTCTGTCAAGGTTAATTCAATACCAAAAGTGTTACTATCCTCAACTGTAATTACACCTTCCTTGCCAACTCTATCCATTGCTTCTGCAATCTTGCTACCAATCTCCTCATCTCCAGCAGAGATAGAAGCGGTTTGTGCAATCTGTTCTTTAGTTTCAACTGGCTTAGCCATAGCATGCAACTGGGCAATAACTTCCTTAACTGCCTTCTCAATGCCACGCTTTAATGCAATTGGATTAGAACCAGCAGCCACATTGCGTAAACCTTCACGCACTAATGCTTGTGCTAATACAGTTGCAGTAGTAGTACCATCACCTGCAATATCATCAGTCTTTTTAGCAACCTCTTTAACCAATTCAACACCGATACGCTCATAAGGCGTATCTAAAGTAATTTCCCTAGCGATAGAAACACCATCATTGGTAATGGTAGGTGCGCCCCATTTACGCTCTAATACAACGTTGCGACCCTTTGGCCCAAGTGTTACCTTAACTGCGTCAGCAAGAACATTCATGCCACGCTCAAGTCCACGACGAGCTTCCTCATCAAACTTAATTTCTTTTGCCATTATTGTTCCTCTATCTCTTTCTTGGTGAATGGCGAGGTGCCACCCAATCTGTTTGATAATCTACGTAAAGCACCTTCATGCCTACGATGAGCAGTTGTATCACTAATCTCTAATGCTTCTGCAATCTCGGCAAAGGTTTGACCTTCATAATACTTCATCTGTAAAATTAAACTATCTTGTGGATCAAGTGAATCAAGAGCTGATTTAATGTCAATGATTTGCACTTGAAAGTTACCGCCTTCAGCGGGATTGCCTGAGTTGCTGATTTTTTCGCCACTATGAACTTGGCTTATGGCAACATCCTGCCAAACATAAGGTAAAAGATTAGCAATAACAGAGCCAGGATAATAAGCCTCATCCTCTAAATTATATCCTGCTGCTTGTGCTTTTCTACGGCGACAATACTTATCAGCCTGACGGCGCAATGTCTTACCAAGTTTCTTTGAACCAAACTGATCTGTTTTTAACCATTCCTCAACCTTTTCCTCATGCTCTAGTATCCATAAAGTTAATTCTTGTCTAACATCTGCTACATCAAAGTAGGTAGAGTATTTGCGATGAACTGCTCTAGCAGCTTGGGCTGCTATATCTTGAGCCTCGCCAAATGATTCAATCATTCAAACAAACTCCTTGGCTCATATAGATCCTCTTGTGGCACCATGTAGCATGGATTGCGTAAGGATGTGTTGTAATACTTATCAGTCAATGCTTCATAACCCCACATCCAGCCTTGAATAACAGCCTTGTAGTGAGTAGGTAAAGTAACCAGTAAATACTTTCTATCAGGATTATCTTTTTCAGTTAGTAGCAAACGACCTGTTTGATAGGCAGTTGTTCTAACTTCAAATGGGCCAACATCTCCATCTTTTCTATCTGAGAATAAAGTAAATGGAAACTTATCTGTCCATCTTGCAACTGCAATTTCACCTAAGCAACCTGATACTTCTCTTGCTAAGCCTTCAACCCAGGTAGGTGCATTGCTAGATGGATTAAATCCTCTAGCTCGATTGTAGTTATAGCGAGATGTACCTTCAGTAATTGCCCACGCAACATCGCCAGGTGATAAAGTTATTTCTACCAAGACCAAACCTTACCTTCAACTACAAATGAACGATTAACAATTGGTACTAGATTTGGTACTACTGTTTTGCCATCAACATACAAAATAGCAAAGCCTTGTTGCCATGTGAACAACCCAGCCTTGATATATCTTGCGTGTTTCAAATTCATTAAATGACCTACTTCAAGTCCCCATACAGTTTTGGATTTGCCAGCCCATGACTGCGTCCAGTGGGTAAGTCCCATTCTGTGCGTATGTCCACAGACGACACTTGCACCAGCTCGTTTTGCAAGTCCGAGAGCAGTTGCTCCAGCAGTTGGTTGTACGTTACCCTCATCCCCATGTACCAAGATCCAATTAGGGGCAAGTTCATAGGGCTGATGGTGATATGTGATGCCAAGGTCATCGAGTTTAAGGAATTTTTCAATCTCAAGTTCAGGTAAACCGAGCAGTCCTGGGGCTTTTGCACGAAGTTTATTGTAAAGTCTGTCGCTGTGGTTTGACCTGCTAATATGTTTAATTTGCAGCGATTCAAGAAGTGCAACAGTTGTGTCTCTGTGCTTACCAATGTCATACTTCCATTCTCCGCCTGAGCCTTCTTCCCAACGAGAGATTTGCGGAAAGTCAATTTCATCACCAACGCTTACCACCTCATCTGGTTTATATGCTTTAATAAATTTTGCAATAGTATCAGTTGCGCCCACATCATGGTACGGAGCTTGAAGGTCAGAAATGACTACGATTCTTTTCATTACCAATCGCGCCCTTCATTACAATCGTCCTCAAGCCAAGCGCCGTACGAAATAGAATTACCTAGTCTAATAAAAAATAATCCAATATTTAATCTAGAATTTCCTAGTTTAATAAGAAACAATCCAATTTTTAACCTAATTCTAAACCAAGTATGTTTATTCATTAGGCCATTGTCCCCTCAGTACCATCATTGCAATGGCGCTATAGTTTAATAAATCTTTGAAACTGTCCTCTAAAGATTCATTCTTTGGATCAACACCAGCGTCAATGAGATTATTTATGCGAGCAATCTTGTCCCACATGCGTACACGCAAGCCATTTAATGCCCCACCAGGTGATTGTGAAATGTTCTTTGGGCCATAATCGTCATGTTTTTTTAGAAGCAAATTGCCAGCTTCATCAAACACTTCCCACATATTGGCGGCAAAGTCGTTATTATTAAGGTTCTTAATTGCTCCCACAATCATCCTCTATTCCATCTTGGGTAACTGTATTTGTTAAATACCAGTTACGATCCTCGTTGTTTAACGAGTAATAGTATATCACATGCTGACCTGTGGATAAGTGCTGCACCACTTCAATCGTGTCTAAAATCCAAAATACATCAGGTACTTTTGAGCCATCTTTAATCCCGCCTACAAAGGTATATTGTTCACTCATCATCATGTTCCAATGGTTCATTAGTCCAGTATTTATTATCAACCATTCGCCAGCCAAGTCCAAATAAAACTGTACGAGCAATAGTCAATTGTCTAAAAAGTTCAATTTCTTTAGTCACTTTTTCAGCGCTGCGTTTTTCTAATTCTCTATATTGTGCGCGAAGAATAAGTAAATCTTTTTTAGCTTGTTTATACTTCTGTTCAAATGGTTCACTCATTTGGTTCCTCATCCATCTCAGATAAAATATATTCCAGGACATGTTTATTGTCCCGCAACATAGCCAAGAAGTGTAAGCCAACCAAATCGCATACTTCCTCTAGGTCAAATCTCTTGCGTAAATACATAGGAGTTTCAAATATGACGGCATGAGTTAGCTCATGGACAAAGACGCGGATCAGTTTATCTTCAGGCATAGGGCAAAGCGATATGGTATTAGTATCAGAATCGGTGATGCCATAAGCATCCTCTAATTGCTCATCATACTTAATCTTATACTTAATGCCCTGCACCTTGACAGTTGTAGGTCGCTTCATAATCTTGAACCTATCCATTTTGCTACATTAACCGTAACCGCATTTCCCATTTGTTTATATCTATGTGAGTCAGCTTGGCCTTCTGTCCAATTGTCAGGGAAGCCTTGCAAACGCTCACATTCAACTGGTGTTAAGCGACGAATAGGATTAGTTGACCAATACGGTACTCTTGCTCCACCAGTTCCCCAATATGTAGGAACAGTTGGACTTACATTATTATGTATGCGTACATCATCTACGCGTGTTGCTTCAAACAAAACTAACACAGTCGCCCTCGATTCTGTATTATTCTCAAATGCATTAAGCGTTGGGCAAATGCCATATTCAATCCAAGTTTCATGGTCTTTATCATTCTGCGCCCTGCGTCCCTTGACCCACCACATGCTCAAGAGCTTTCTGCAAATGCTCTGGCAGAGTTTTGCCATTTCGATTGGATCTGCGAAGCACCCCTTCCGCTGCTTTGGCTGTCAATAAGTATCGGCTGTCCGCTTCTGTCAATAGAACTTCCGACAATGAAGACTCTTCTGCGTCGCTGTGGCACTCCGAAGAATTGCGAATCAAGAATGCGCCACTCGATGTGGCTATACCCTGCGTCGGCCAATTCAGAGATGACGACTCCAAAATCGCGTCCGTTGTTGCTTGATAAAAGTCCTGGCACATTCTCCAAGATGATAGTTTGTGCTTTGACTTGCTTTGCAAATTGTATGGCGTCGAAGAATAATCCACTTCTTGCCCCAGCAATTCCAGCTCTTTTGCCAGCAACTGATACGTCTTGGCAGGGAAAGCCCCCGCAAACAATGTCCACTCGTCCAATTAAATTTTCCCTTTCTGCCCATTCTACTGCTGTTCTTACATCATCATGCAAAGGCACATGTGGCCAATGCTTTTTTAATATTTTTTGTGCATGTTTATCTATTTCCACTTGCCCAACACAAGTATGACCTGCTTGTTCTAAGCCAAGATCAAAACCACCAACGCCAGCAAACAAAGATACAAATGTACTCACGCTTCCAACCTCTCGTAGAACCACTCAACTCCATACTGTAAATAAGTTTCATTTACATCACAATTTGGTGGCATGTTAATTATCGTTGCTTGTTGTAAATCCTCTTTAATTTTTTTCGCCAACTCTTGGCCTGGATTGCGTCCATCCTCTTTAACATCATTATCTGCAAAAACAAGAATTTTGGCATACGATTCAAATAGTTTTGGGAAATGTAATTTCCATTGCCCAACCCCCGCAACTCCAACAGCAGGTACACCAACCACACCTGATAAAATAATCGTGTCAATTTCACCTTCACAAATGGCAATAGTGTCAGAAATGCGATGCAGATCATTAACATTGTAAAGGCCAACCTTCTGACCAGTAGGATACAAATACTTAGGAGTTGTTTCATTATCAACTGCTCTAAACTTTAATCCAACCACACCAGCTGGTGTACGGTATGGGATTGATAATCTACCAACTGAATGTTCATGTCCAGCACTAGGCTCCACGACGCTTCCAAGATGGAACATACTTGCCACTTCTTGTGTTATTCCTCGTTCCGATAGGTAAGACTGAGCCTGTGGTGTGATTGCGTTGCAATACTTTTCTGCTGCTTCCGTGAGCGATTGTCTCTGCTTTTCGCTTAGCATCCTTAAATTCCAACCTTTCCATGCGCTTTACTAATTCAATAGAGTCACCTAGTATCTGACATACAAGACAATTGTACAGTTGCATATCTAAATTATATGCAGCACTAGCGTGTGTGTCGTCATGCAAGATACACTTGCAAGCCACCCACCCATGCTTGTCAATTACATTTATTCCATAATGTTCAAGGACGGGTGTAATGTCTGGCTTATTCTGCACTTTGTGCCTGACTGATCCATTGGTTCAAGTCCTGTATTACCCAAGCCTGTTCAATGCTTGCCATGCGACGCTTGACAATTACATAAGCAGGTGGGGCTACATCTAAACCTCTTGCCTTTGCATAGTTAAATGCTTCTGTAGTAGCTTCACGCCAAAACTGTGGTAAATCCATCTTGGCTGTTGCTTTTAATTCAAAGATGAAAGGACGACCAGCGACCATACACACTATGTCGCCCTCATCATCTTTACCTGCTAAGCGCAAACGTTCTGCTACAAACTTCTTAGCACGAAGTAATTTCAATACGGCAGTTTCAAATGATGCACCTTTACGGCGACTATATGACGGATTAGCCATTGATATTACTCCAACTGTTTGCTATGCCAAGGTCTGATCTATCATTGTAAATAGACATACGGCTTGGGTCTGACCAAAGTGTAACATATTGGGAACCATCAGCACTATTCTTTGCAAATCTGTTCTTGACACAGGCAACACGATATTCACCTGAATAAGATACAAGTGCGACAGTTAAAATCATTTCAGGTAGTTGTGCAATCTTTCCCTGAATTGCTTTACGACTAGGTGGAATATCAGGCTTACCTTCATTCTCAGTTGTGTGGTGTAGCAAAACCATAGCTGCACCAGTTTCTCTAGCCATGTGGTGCATAGCCTTAGCAATTTCTCTAAGCCCTGCCCACTCATCATTATGAAAAGATACTACGTTCATAGCATTATCTACGATAATCATGTGTGGATATTCTCCATACATCTCAGCGTATGCTTGAACTGATAGATCAATTTCATCTAATGTTGGTGATGGTGCAAAGTCAAATCTAACATGAGATATGGCTTGTAGCTCATCAACATAAAATTCATAACCAGCACCGCTAGTAAACGATTCTTCAATGGTAGAAACTTTGTTACCTGTTACCATTGCTGCTGCACGAATTGCGGTTGTATAGCCATCTGTATCGGCTGAAATATAAAGCGTAGGTACTTTCATCTGCACCGCCATCCATAGTGCCAGTAATGATTTACCAGCATTAGGCTGACCTGCAATCATGGTTAATTGTCCTCTGCGGAACCTAATCCCTTCCTTTACTAGCGAAGGGAATAGGTCAGGTAATAGCGCATTTTCATTTGTACTTTTCGCTGCCGCTTGATATAAGGACAGCATTGGCGATTAACCTCTTACGAAGTTTGGCTCGCATTGATCAGGTGTACCCTTTGGAGATGGGCAGAAATAACCCTTCCAAGGCTTTGGTGCGCCTGGCTTTGATTCACGATATTGACGCTCACCGTGTTTGCAATGACGAGCATCTGTAATTGGTGCAGCTGGTGTTGTAGTTACGCTAATAACTTCTCCACCTAGTTGTGATTGAACTGCTGCTACTGCTGAACCATTTAATGGTGATTGAAGTGATGGCACTGCTGAACCACTAAATTGTGATGAGTGATTTTGGCCTTGACCAAAGATTGGAACTGGGCCTTTGCCATTTAATGTAGCACCAACTTTAATAATTTGTTGAGCTAAACTCTCAATTGATTCTAGCTGTGCTTGTAATTCACCTGCATTTAATGCATATGCATTAACTAATGTACCATCTGCAAGTTTGTAATTAATTTGCAATTTGGTTGTATCTGGTGCTGGCATTTTATTCTCCTTTGTTTGTTTGTGTTAGTGGATCATATAACTCTGCTAATTGTCCACCCTTAGCATAGCAATAATCTGCCACGCCACAGGTGCTACACGCCATACCAATGTTAGGTAAAAATATTTGATTGTTCAAGGCGGTGTTAAAATCTTTGAACAATGCTGTAAATACAGGGATTGTCCAGCGATTAAGGTCAAACACTTCAATAAACTCAGCCTTACGGGCTGAGTAGAAAAAGCCACGAGTTGGTCTAATGCCAAAGACTGATTCAATACAGCTGGCATATAAACCTAGTTGCATACCACTGTCAGGTGTGTAACTACCAGTCTTAAAATCTACAACTGCTAGTTCACCAGTTGGCATTACAACTATTGCATCAGGAAAAGCCTTGATGAGCGAGTCACCAAACATAACATTAAATTCCATTTCAATGCCATAGTTGCCATCAGGCGCTTGCCATACTTGAAACTTTTGATTGCGCCATGAATCAATAAATGTTTGAAACATCTCTTTACCATTGGCATACCACCAAGTTCCATTTTCCTTATCAGGATTTGCTTTGCTTGCTCTGCCACCAACGCGCCAACTATCAGGTGCGGTGCCAGTCTTTTCTGTAACTTCAGTTACAGCCTGTTGGAATGATTCATCCCAAATCTTTTCAAGATCCATCTGCAATAACCTTTCCAATAACAACATCTCTAGCCATTTCCAATCCCTTAATAATATCCTCATTATCAGTATTGTCAATTAGGTTTATGATTTGTCGTCCTAAGTTGCGTCGCATGACCATCTCTGCTTCAACAAATGCTTGGGCAAAAGCATCACGACTAATAATCTTAGCGCGTTTCTTACCCATTATTCACCATCCTCTGCGTCACTTGGTGTAGGAGCTGTTGCAAGGCTGTCACATAATGCACATCGCATATCGAGAAAGTACATTCCAACTTCCCCTTCATCATCAAATTTGACTTTGAGGTTCCATAACTCAGAGCCACATGGACATACTGAGATTGGTCCAAGTTCCCGATAGTCTGCTTCTTTTCCAGCGGTTGGGCGGAGTTTTGCAATTTCACCGTACTCTGGATCTTTGTAATTGTCACTCACTTTCCGTCCCTTCAACTAATGTGCGTAAATATTTTTCTGCGGCTAAGTGAAATGCTGAGCCACCTGCAAACCACCAAGCAGGCTCACTTGGTGCTTTTAATAATCGCTCTAGTTGCCATGCTTTACCGCACCTAGTCCACGATGTAAATGATGAGAATGATCTATGTTGTATCGTTGTTTCCATAGGAAAAGCGTAGCAGATAAAAACTGGCGCGTGAAATTGCAACACGCCAATCGGCGTGTCGCTTTATGCAAGTGGGTGAAAATGCTTCAAATGGATTACAATACGAGCGTAAGCGCGGAAGCGAGTTAAACGGAAAGCGCCTCTAAGGGCGCTTACGGTAAGCCGAACGATAGTGAGGCTTAAGGATAATTCTGTTTATTTTTGTAAAAAAAATGGCAGAACTATACCGAAAACGGTATAAAACTGTCACTTGATTTTAAGCAAACAAAAAAAGGCCGCCCCGAAGGACGGCCTTAATTATTTTAATTATTTAGTTGTGTTACCTGACTTTAGGTGATTGTACGCTGCGGAAATAACAGGTCCAAATACAGCAATAGCTGCTGCCCAAGCCAATTTCTTGAATGAATGTTGACCAGTTTGCCAGATGGCAACTGATGCAACTACAAATGCAACTGCATAATGTTCTACCAGCGCTTTGCTAATTTTCATATTGCTCCTTATCTTTGTCCTATTTGGACAAGATGAGGATAGCACTTGTTAAGATTTACAAGCGTTGCAACACGCCATGAGAATCTTTGTAATATCCATAGCCTGATTTGGTCATAGTAAACGGAGCAGTAGCCCCGCCAAAGATGCTATATGGTGCTTTTGATCCTACTTCATAGAATGCAGGAGTTGTTACATCTGGCAGAACTGCCACCTGTCCATCAACTACATAGAAGGAATATGAGCCGAAGACATGGTCGCAAACTTCAATAAGCCATTCTCGCCCTTGAGCATCTGGCTTGGAATAGTTAACCACTTGTGGGTCACATAACATCTCTGCAATCTCATGGCAGATGACGGTGACTATTCCTTCACTATAAATAGCTGGATGGACTAACTTACCCTGAAAAGTAAACGGTTTTAGATATGTACCATAAATGCGCCCTGCGCCCCGTAAAGAGCAATAGGCAACTGGTATGCCGTTTATATCCTCATGGTAGCCATTAGCCCCTGCTAAGCGGTTTTTCTCGGTAATATTTACTACCCAGTCACCTGCTTGTGCCACTCCCCCACCAACTACTTGGTAGGTAGGTAAACCCCAAGCCTTGGTTATTAACGGGACAAAATGGGCAACGGCAGCGGTAACATTAACAAAGTCTGCTTCAGTTAGTTCATTGTCGTTGATAAGGCGTATGGTTGGCATATTAACCTTTAATTAAATCCAATAAAGTCTGTAGTGGAAAGTTAGGGCCAGGATCGGTATGGCCACCCATTACCTTATAGGCAGCGGTAATATCAGCATGGGTACAAAAGCCTTTAGTCTTGCCATCTAGGATTTGTCCAAGCGATAAATGTTCAGCAGGTATGCTATACTTCTGACTAAGTCTTTTGGCTAAACCAACTACTTGGTTAATCATAGACTTGCTGTATTGGTTGCTCCACTCCTGGGCCGTGAAGGCTGCTTGCCCAGTCATTTCAATTGAAATTGACTCTAGGTTAGCAGCCCAAACGCCTACAGCCCAAGCAACATCAGTATCATCAACTGATTGAACAACTTGCTTATCATCAACCATATAATGAGCAGATGCTTGTGGTGCAGTCTTACCTGCAAACCACTCTGCTAGGTGTTGGGCTTGTCCCTCTAATTGTTGATTTTCTGCTGAATGCAAAACAATCATACGTATAGGTTTGCGTATGCCAATTCCTGGGGTAAAATTCTTTGCTGTTGTAGCCATTATTGCCAGATCAATCTTTCTGCTAAATCACCTGGGTTACATAAACTTGCATCAGGTGCAATCTTAAATCCTGCTCTTTCGTAGCATTCTGCTACAAGTTCAGAACAAATGTAACCTTCATGCTTTGCTAAGTAATGAATAAAGGATTTGGGAAATACTTTTAATCCAAGTGAGCGAAGTGCCAACATTAGAATAATGCCCCAATTGTATGGCCGTCCAACTGCTCGCCTGGCATAAAAGACAATGCCAGCTCTTTGCTCGTCGGTAAGTTCTTCATGTTGGTTCCATGCAATGCGTGGATACTCAGAGACTGGTGAGATAGCAACGCCAGTTGGATTAGCTTCAACAATACTAGCAACGCCATCAATTTCACCAACGTAAACAAACGCATGGTTCCATCTACTCCTTGTTCCTAATTGAATCAAGCGGGCAAATAATCCATCACTTGCTATAACGCCATAGTCACCAATGCGTGGGCTGTAACTCATTTGTCCCCTTCTATAATTTCTTCAAGATGTTCAATTTCTTGTTTTTCTAATTTAAGAATATGGCGGATGATCATTGCATCACGCTTAGTTTGCCCAATCATGGCAATACCGATAATCAATTCAACTGTAACTGCAAGCCAAGATGCTAAGTTCATCCATTTGATATAAGCAGATGTGTCGCCAAACCAACGTGGCTTAATCCACCATACAATAGTACCTACTGTCCAGATAATAACAAATGTCCAGTTGCGGATTATTCCTTGGATTTTCCAAGAGATAAGTTCAGAAAAGGTTAATACATCTTGAGTATCGGGGTGGATATATTTTTTCTTAGAGATTTTCATATTTAGCCTTCATCACTTCCACGTCAGTTTTAATAATCTGTTGATTTTGTATTAGAGCATCTACTTTGTTAATCAAGCCAGTCTGTCCATTGTTATATAGCGCATATTCAACTCGGTCAAACTTGCGATTAAAAGACGCTAGTTCTTCACGCATTAGATCAATATGTTCTTCAATAACATGGTTGACTATCCGCTTTACAATGACCCAAAAAAAAGAGCCTATGGCTCCTACTGAAAATACAACTGAATAAATGATAGTCCAAAGATTGACTTGATTAACCATAGCTATACTGTCCTAAACTGCACTTCAATAATTCCGCCAAAGTTATTAAATCTTCTCTCTGGTGGAGTTTGCCCAATGAACTTGATTGAATCAATAACACCTCTAACAGATTCATTATTGATAAAGTCTTGTAGGATAATTACATCTCCTTCAGACTCAATCTCTTCTAATGTTGCTAGATATTCAGCAGCACGTCCGTCATATCCTTCGGACATGTTGAATCTGTCACCATTAAAATCAAAATTCTCAAGTGGGAGAGTTAGCATTCTTTCTCTTTTGACAGCAGGTAATGCTTTTAATTGGTAGCCGTTGAACGAGTCTTCTTGACCCACAAGCTGGCCAGTAGCAGAGTAAAGAGTAAAACGAAGAGCAATACTTTCTTTCGGTTCAATGTCTTGAGTATCCATTCCTGTAATATCTTGGGTAAAATCAAATGAATTATCAACGGTGATAATGTCAGCAGTTGTACTATCTGCATTAACTACAGTAAGTTTTAACTTGCCTTGTAGTGGTGAAGTAACTCTTAGTTTGGCTAATTCAAAGTGCTTATCTTCAAGTGTGAAGTAGCGAATCTGTCCTGTTTGGATATAGCCAGATGAGACAAGAGTATTTGCTTGTTGATATATGCCTGTACCTTTAACACCAATAACTAATTGATTGGTTTGTCCCATGACACATACGCTAGTTGCTTCTGCTGTTGAAGGTACACGCAAGTGTGTAGCCCAACCCATTTGCAATGTTCCAAAGTCTCGGCTTAGGTCAATTTTAATTAAGCCTGATGAATATGTACCATCGCCATTATCAATATAATCTGAGCAAGTAACATAAGCATAACGGTCATTAAAGACAAGGCTACGACAAGGCAAGCCATTTAATACAGTTGCGCTTGCAGGATCATAGCCATTGGTAATTACAATCAAAGGACCATAAGTAATATAACCATTAGACACAAAGCCTGAAGTATCAATCGTTCCGATTCTTATGCCCTTGTTAGAACCAATGACAATGTACTTGCCAAGGTATGCACCAAGAGTATAAATCTGTTCACCAGCTGGCATAATTGCCGCTTCAAGTGAACGGATAAGTAATGGAATTTGACCTGTGGTTGTATCTAATGCTAAGCGGAAGATACTGGAATAAGTACCCGCATTGCCTGAGATGTAGATATTGTTTGGTCCTTCACAGATGGCAGTCCATTGCCAGGCTGGATTTGGATTAGCATAGATAGGCAAATTATTATTGCTCGCTAAAGCAACTGTACCTGCGGAAGTTGTTTGATAAGCGACAGCAGCGGTATTTAGAAAATATGTTAAGCTAGTTGAGTTAGCAACTGCTGTTATGGTTTGTGTACCGTTGAAAGTAGAGTCAACGCTGGCTACTGTAATTTCATCGCCAACAACAAAGTTATGGGCAGATGATGTAGTTAGTGTGGCGTTATATGATCCATCAACCATTTTGCTGGTTACGCTATAAGATACAACTGGGTCAACTTCAAATACATAGTTGTTAATGCCAGCAATAAGGCGTTGCTTAACCCAACCTAATACACCGCTAGTTACAGTACCAACCATTGTTGGATTAGTAAATAACAATGTTCCGTTAGTTGCACCTGTTAATGGGCCTTTGTAAATACCTGTAGCATTTAGAACATAATAGTTAGCGCCGTCTTGGGCAACTGAAATGATTGTGCCAGTTCCGCCCCAAGTTAAGGTTGTGGTTACACCAGCTGCGGTTGTACGAGTTAGCGTAGAGCCAACTGCTGTTAGGTACAAATCAACACCGTTAGTATCTGTGCCACCAACTAGAATCGGTGATACGCCAGAGCCTACAGTTACAGATGAGTTAGCAGTAACATCTGGTAACAAGGTAACTCGACCAATGTTAAATACATCTACACCAGCGGACTTGTTGAATCGGTAAGATACTGTATCGCCTTCAACTGGTTCTTCATATCTAATGCCAGCGCCATAATGAAAAGATGATTGGCTACGTAGCCACCAACCAGTTAGTGTTTGTTCACCTGGTTCTTTTTGCTGATCAATCTGTTGCTTGCGGTATTGAGCCGTTTCTCTGGTGTAAGGATGTTCTTTACTTACAGCCAAGAAAAACGGTATGCCAGCAATGGCAACGTCATACTGGATACTGGTATTAACCCAAGTAGCGCCAGAGTTAGACGGTTGGCCAATTGGATCAACAGGTCTTTCAGCAATATGAAAATTTCCGTCAAGTGTAGTCACTTGTACCCCTTAAAAGTTAATTAAGCGTTTGATGAACCAGTTGCACCTGTAGCGCCAGTAGTGCTAAGCGCTGCTTGTGCTATGGCAGGGTTTTGTGCTGCTCCAAGCAAGTTGTTAATATCAACTTGAGTTAAGCCAAGAGCAATTAACTTTGCATTGGTTGCTGCTAATGCCGTAGCCTGAGCTTGCGCCGCAGCAGCATCAGCTGCTTGCTTAGCGGCATAGTCTGCTTGTGCCTGTTGATTAGCGGCAAGTTCTTCTGGTGTGAAGGCCCGCTCAGTTACTTGACCAGTCGTACAATTTATCTCGATTACATCGCTCATATTGTTTATCTCCTTAACTATTCTTTATTCCGTATAAGTAAAATGTTGAGTATTGGACAAGTGAGCCATTGCCAGCAAAAAATTGCAAACCAGTAATGGCGGAAGTTGTTGAATTTAATGCGGCGTTAAATGACAGCCAGCCAGATGAAGCATTATTTTCGCCAACTGAATCAACACTGTAAGATTTTTGATTGCTTGATGTGTAGTTAGGAATATAAAAAATTGTACTACCAAAAGCATTTGATGACGAAGCATTGGTAGAAATTACTCCACCCCAACCTTGTTCATATCCTGTGCTTGTATTGTAAATAGTAGTACTATCTGTTTGAACTGCTTTATATGTATATCCAGTTGTTAAAGTTCCGCCAGATGTTATGAAATACATATCAAGACCATCACCAGATGCGGCAGTACGAGTGCTTCGTGCAGATGCTACAACTTGAAGATCAGTATAAGTCTGCGGAATAGAACTGAAGGTAATTGACGAAGCACCGCCACTACCTACAACTTGTGAAGCAATAAGTTTATATGTTGGGTTTGCCATCTATGCCGCCTTAATTCCGTAAAGTGTAAAGGTAGAACCTGCCGACCAATATCCACCTGATTGACGGGTAATATCAATTTGTTTAATAGCGTTTGTATTTTGATATAAACCAACCATTGCGCCTGTTCCGCTACTTGCGTTATTTGCTCTTTCTAAAACAGTTTTGTAAGTAGTTGTGTTTGAATAATTCATAATATCAATTATAGAAAGATTTGGATTTGTTGTTGAAGTAGCAATATAATCAAAAGAATAATAGTTATGGATATTAGTTTCTCTATTTGATGCGGCTGAACTTCCGCTTCCTGTTAAATTTGTTATTGAATAGGTAGAAGTTGTGTCGCTATTAAATACAATAACTGGTGAGCCGCTAGTTGTTTGCACAAAATTCATTACTAAAACTAAATCTGTATAAGTTTGAGGAATAGTTTGACCAGAGCCAAAAGTTACAGTTGAAGCAGATGAAGCAAGTGTATAAGTTGCAATCGGCACATAAGTAGTTGCTGAGTTAGTTGTTGTTGTGTATGCCATTTTAACCTACTTAATTCCATAAAGGGCGAATGAACTGTACTGGTTTGCACTTCCAGTTCCAATTTTAACTGTAATGGAATTTATTGCTGAAGTGTTTAACCAAAGACCAGAAGAAAAATCTAAACCGCCAGAACCGTTTTGGTCAGATGCTCCGATTGCTCTTGTAGTTTTATATTTACTTGTATTTGTGTAGTCAAGTATGTCAAATATAAAAGAAAACGGATATGTGGAAGTTGGCGCGATAGCAGTACCAAGTTGTAAATTATTTGCTCCAGTAATAGAATAAGCAGAAGCAGTACTTCCATTTCCACGCAGACCATGAAATACATAGTTTGTACCTGTATCACCATTAAGTTGTGGAGTAGGCACATCGCTACCTATATATGTTGCTCGCAGTTGAAGGTGTGTAAATGTTTGCGGAATAGAACTAAATGTAATTGCGCTTGCTCCACCACTCGTTACAGTAGCCGTAGCAATAGAATAATAATTGCCAGCATGTAATGCCCCATACTTAGCTGAGTCAAGTATCCCAAGAATCGGCGTCATGCTATATCACCTGCTATTAGCCAGTTATTGGCAGAAGTTTGAATTGCAGTTGCCGAAGAATATTGTGCGCGAATTATAGGAGCTGATGCGGTAGCACCAGTAGATACAATGGTTACGCCTGATCCTTGAGCAAAGGATGCAATTCCTGCACCTAAAGAAGTAAAGTTAAGAATAGTCCCAACTGGGTAAGCAACTGATGAGTT